CAGGAAGAGAGGAGGGAAACATCTGAACCTGGGTCGCCGACGGTGTCGATCGCAGTACTGCAGGCGACGGAGTCGGGAGGATCGAGCTCCGCGACGTCGGCGAGGGAATCCTCGAGGTAGATAGCGCACTGTGCCTCGTAATCGGGGAGGCCGCGCGTCGAGTCGATGCGCACGGTAGGGGTCGCGTAGCGCGTCGAGATACCAAGAGTGGCGAGGAGAGCAACGAGAGGGAGGAAGGCGAACATTTTGGAGCTCCTGATTGTTTGGTGAGAGGTTAGGCGATAACGATTTCGAAGACCGCGGAACTATGTGCAGCGTTGAATCGCAACGACTCCAGAGCAGCGAGGCGTGAGGTGCCGCAGTAGATATACTCCACGAGGCCAGACTCCGAGGTCCTGCAGAGGTAGTAGTAGGTTGCCGTGCGGGCGCGGGTCTTGTTGCTCGTGTTGTTCATGTTAGCAACATAGGTTCGCGATCCGCGGAAACCTAACGAAACCGTACTTGAGACGAAATCTCTTTTGAGGAGGGCATGAGGGCATGAGGGCATGAGGGCATGAGGGCAAGGGCGCAATGGTGGGCAGGTAGAGCACGCGCGACGCAAGAGGCGTGCCGATGAGAGGGAGGCGCCGACGGAATCTGTCACAATGCATTAGGCAATAGGGGTCGGAATAGGGGTCGGAATAGGGGTCGGAATAGGGGTCGGAATAGGGGTCGGAATAGGGGTCGGAATAGGGGTCGGAATCATTGTTCCACGCGTGAAACAATCAGGTGGTTTGGCCTTTGGAATGTAGGGTCCTGCTCACCACCTCCAAAACCACAAACCAACTAATGCCAAAGAACTTAGGTTTCTAACCAAAGATCCAAGCACCAGCGACCAAAGAGCCAAGCACCAGCGACCAAAGATCCAAGCACCAGCGTCCAAGCACCAGCGACCAAAGATCCAGGTTCCAGCGATCAACGAGCCGCCGACCATCTTCACCTTGTACCCAGAATTCACTCCCGAGTGAATCGCCCATTTCCCACAAAATCAGAAAACCGACCTAAGAAACCTACTTCAAACCCGGCACAGTATTCGCTTGACAAATTTGCCGTGCCAAAGTACGCTCTTTCTCGTGGCACCTCCCAGGAAAAAGTCTTCCGAGCCCACCCCGTCTCCGGCGCCTGCCGCGAGCCCCGCCCCCATCGCGCCCGCAAAGACACCGCCCCCAACCAAGCCCACCGGCTTCGATTTGTACCTTCGCCAGCTTTCCGAGATGCCGATCCGCGAGGACGCGCTCAAAGGAACTGCCCTCACCCCGCAGGATGTCCGAGCCAAAGCCGAGGCGGACCCCGAATTCTCCCTCAAGCTCTCCCAGGCATGGGACATCGGAATCGACGTCGCAGAAGACGCCGCCTTCAAGCGCGGGATCCTCGGGTGGGACGAGCCGGTGTTCACCAAGGACGGCGGACTCGCTGGCTACGTCACCCGCTACGACGGTGGTCTGCTCAAGGAAGTTCTGAAGGCGAACCGAGCGAAGTACCGCGGCGAGGACGCTGGCCGTGCCCGTGGAGTTTCCGACGAGGCTCGCCGTGAAGCAAGCCAGATCTTCTCCGAAGCCGGATCCCTCCCTTGAGATGCGACTTCTACTCGCCTGACCAGCTCCGCCGCCTTGGGAAATACCCACACCTGATCGGCCACCTGGTCGGCAAGAAGAAGCTCACCCCCATGCACTCGGACTGGATCAAGTCCGTCTGGGACCCCCAGACGCACACGGCGATCCAGGCCCATCGTGGCGCGTACAAGACGACCGCCGTCACCGAAATCGGCTCCATCCGGAACTTCCTCCTCCACCCCGACGACCGCGTCGCGCTGGTGCGGGAGACATGGTCCGTCGCCAACGACTCCCTGAAGACCATCGGGCTCTACATGGAGCACGAGTTGATCCAGGAGCTGTTCCGCGCCTTCCACGGGTTCTACCCGGAGAAGATCGTGAACCGCGACGGGCGGCTCACGTTCAACTTCAAGGGATCCATCACGAAGGAAGGAAGCCTCGACGCCTACGGTATCGACACCGTCCCCGTCGGCTCCCACTACGACACGATCCTCGTGGACGACGCCATCTCGATGAAGGACCGGTACTCCAGGGCCAAGCGGGAGAGCACGCGTGCGAACCTGCAGGAAATCCTGACGAACATCTTGGACCCAGGGCGCTTCGCCCGTGTGGTCGGGACCCCGTGGCACAAGGAAGATGCCTGGGAGATGCTGAAGGGGATGGGCATCAACCCCATGAAGTTCGACGTCTTCTCGACCGGGATCCTTTCCCCCGAAGAGATCGAGTTGAAAAAAGCCACCATGACCAAGGCCATGTGGGCGGCCAACTACGAACTCGAGCACGTCAACGCCGACGACATGGAGTTCCAGAACCCCGTGATGGGACCCTGGCAGCAGAACAACTTCCGCAAGGTCGCCCAGCTGGACGCCGCCTACGGGGGACGAGACACCACGGCCCTCACCATCGGGTCGAATCGGGAGGACGGACGCCTCCAGCTGTTCGTCAAGAAGTGGGCCTGCTCGGCTGAGAAGGCCAAGCCCGCCATCATGGTGGAGCTGGAGCGGCGCGGTTGCCACGAGCTCCACCTGGAGACGAATTCCGACAAGGGCATGCTGGCCCGCGTGTTCGAGACGTTCGAGGAGGAGCGTTGGCTCGTATGCGAGCCCTACCACGAGAGCCAGAAGAAGCACGAGAAGATCCACGACTATCTGGGCCACCACTGGCACCAGATCGTCTGGGCGAACGACTCCGACCCGGAGGCGATGATGCAGATCGCGGACTACACCGAGGACGCCGAGCCCGACGACGTGCCGGACTCCGCCGCCTCTCTCCTGCGCGAGGTGTTCTTCCCCGAGGAGGAGAAGACCGCCCGTGTGATGTACTCTTGACCAACGACTGAGGAGATACACAATGGCCAGATGGCAGCAATTCACGAACGGAAACCCCGGACCTCTGGTCGACACCGACCTCGGACAAGGGATCACCACCAACGGCACCTGGTACCTGCTCCAGCAGAACCTGGACAAGAACAGGCCGATCACACTGAGTGCTTCCGTGGAGGTGGCCGGGCACACGGGTACGCTCCAGTTCGTCAGCCAAACCCCCAGCGGCGCCGCGGCGAACTTGGACACCGCCCTCATCCCGGTCAACGGGACTCCCGTAGTGTGGCCCAACGAGTACTCGCTGGAAGGCGATCGCGCGCTGGTCATCACCGGCATCAACGGCACGGTGTACCCTTGGGTCGGCCAGTGAGCACCGGCATCGTCCAACCCCTCGGGAAGCCGCCCAACGCCACCAAGAAGACCGTCACGCGTCCCTCGAAGAGGTAACTCCACGTGCCCAACGAACTCGAAGTCATCCAGGCGGAGCAAGCCGCGGCGGCAAAGGCGATGCAGCGTCGCCCTTCGTTGGGCGCGCGCGTCAACGAGGGGATTCTCCGCGAGGTGTACCTCCACAACGACAGCTTCCGGAACTTCGTGACAGGGTCCGGCGTGCGCGGCAAGGACCGCACGACGGCAAACCAGGTCAACCCGCCGTACATGCTCACCTTCCCCGAGCTCTCCGCCTTCTACATCGGCGACGGGCTGGGGAAGCGGATCGTGAAGATGCTGGCCGACGACGCCACCCGCAACGGGTGGGACATCGACGGCGATCCGGACGGGAAGATCGTGAAGCAGATGGATCGGCTGAAGGTACGCAAGCACTTCGGCGAGGCCCTGCAGTGGACCCGGCTCTTCGGCGGGGCGCTCACCATCCTACTCTGGGACGACGGCAAGCCCCTCTCGGCGCCGTTCAAGTTCGACCCCGAGAACCCGCAGAAGCTCCTGGGCCTGCGCACCCACTCGGCCGCCGAGATCTGGATCATGCCTACGGACCTGGACACCGACCCGGAGTCAGTGCGCTACGATCTCCCCGCATACTTCACCGTCCGGCGCGTCTACGGCCCGCCCTACGAGATCCACTGGACACGCGTGGTGGAGTGGCGTGGTGACCCAACGCCCGATCGGGTCTACCCGGGTATGGACATCTACCGCCGCTACTGGGGGTTTGGAGTCATCCAGGCTGCGTTCGACAGCTTGTCGAACATGGGGCTTTCCTGGAACGCGATCTCGAACCTGATGCAGGAGTCGGTGATCGGAAAGTACAAGATCAAGAACCTGAAGCAGCTCCTTCTCGCCAAGGACTACGGCGCGATCGAACAGCGCATGGCGAACATCGAGCTCTCCAAGAACTACCTCCACGGCGTGATGCTGGCCGAGGACGAGGACTACACCCGCGACAAGCTCGAGTTCGCAGGCGTGGCCGACGTGGTGGATCGGATGATGATGCGGGTGAGCGCGGACGTGAACATCCCCGTCTCGCTCCTGTTTGGCCGCGGCGCTGCCGGGATGAATGCGACGGGCGAGGGAGATGCCCGCCAGTATTACGACAGCGTCGAGGCCCTACAGGGCCTCTACCTGCGCGCCCCGGTGGAGGCCCTGACCATGTGGATTGGGGCTTCCGTCCTTCCCGACGTCGACCCGGACGAGTACGCGATCAAGTTCCGCCCAGTCTGGAGCATGAATGAGAAGGACGCGGCCGACGTGCGCTATAAAACGTCTCAAGCAGACAGTCTAGATTTCATCAATGGAATTTTGTCCGCCCTGGAGATCCGCCGGAATCGGTACGGCGGGCGGTACTCGAACAACACCAGCCTCACCGCCGAGGAGGCGAACAACCCGCCGCCGAATCCGTTCTTCCTCCAGCTCGGCCTGGACAACGACGGCGAGCCCCTTCCAGGAACGGTGCAGGGCGAAGAAGATGGAAACTCGGGAACGACCGAGGGTGGGCAGACAACTCCGCACGCCACCGCCTCCAAAACCGCCGCGGCACCCTCCGTGAACCTCAAGGAAGCGACGAAAACCAGGTCCACACCAGGGAGCATCGGCGGGAAGCAGAAGAAGGGCGTCACCCAGCCCGGCGCGAGCGCGGTCCACAAGCCCGGAAGGTCGAATCGAATCACCGGAGACCGAATCGACGCCCTCCGGAAGGCCTTGATGGACCACCAGGACGATCCGGATGCACTTTTGGTGGCGTTGCTCGCGTTCCGGCACGACGGAGGCGACCTCAAGGGCGTTCTGGAGACCATCTTGAAGGAAAACGGGGAGTAAATGGCCGAAATCAGCGACGAAACGCTAGAATTCATCGTCAAAAGGGCAAAATCCATGCATCACGGCTCCATCTCACTGCACATTAACTCCGACGCACCTTCGAAAGTCGATATCGAGGTTGTGGAGCGGGCCAGATTCAGGACCGATGACGAAGTTGCGAGCCCTCCCAAGCCCGTTTTGAAGTCCGACAGGGCCACCAGCACCACCTCGAACTCCCTTCGAGCGGGGTGAGCAGAAAGTTGTTGGATTTTCAGAGTTGTGAAACTATATTCTGAGCCTAACGCCGCCTGTTCACGGTGGCCGGACTGCGTCCGGCCACCGTGAACAGGCGGCGTTAGGTGTGATTTTCTTGCATTTGTTCATTTCACCGACGAACTGGGAGATTTGAAATGGGAAGTCCCTTTGAGACCTATTCCCCGAAGAAGCCAGGCCACAAGAATCCCAAGGATGTGAAAGTCCGTGGCGTCTTGATCTGGGGCCCGCAGGGTTGCGGAAAAACAAAGAATGCCGACATTCTCCTGGAGCACTTCGGCAAAAAGCGTGTGATGGAGGAGTGGGAAAATCACGACGTTCCCGCCGACTCCATCGCGCTGGCTTGCGAAAATGCGAAGGACATTCCTGGAGCCATTTCCTTCTGGGAAGCATTACGCCTCGTGTGTGACCGAAAGATCGCACAGCAGAGCAAGGCGTAGAAAGTACTCCGCCTTGAGCTTCTTGGTTTTCGGGGGAGCACCTCCCCAGTACAGATACACGCTCGAGATGTCTTCAGACCCATTGAATGAAATTTTGGCGGCAGTTTTCGGCGGCAATTTTTCAAATCGGATATTTTCGAAGATCGGCGCATTTTGGCGATTCCTCACCGTGTGGGTTCCGTCCGAATTTGCTTGGATGTGGTACGGAAGGATTGCTTCGCGAAAAGTGGAGTGGCTCATTTCGTTCCTTTGTTGTTTGCTGTTCGGCTGCTCATTGCAGCTATTTTGTGGTTATTCATTTGCAGCCATTACCATGATTTGTTCATTCCACCGACGAACTGGGAGATTTTAAATGTGGATCGTTGATTTGTGGCTCCAAATCTTTCCGTGGGTAGGTTCGGCAATAGGTTTTTGGGGGTTGCTGAAGGTTCTGGATGTCATCTGAGCTGTCGTTCAGCAATGCACAATAACTCCAATACGGCGACGTTGAATGCGTTCCAATCAGGGGAACTCCAAACATTCAAATCGTCTTTCCCAGGCTTCTTCTTGTCTAGTTTCATGAGTAATTGGAATAATGCTGAGGATTCATACCGGAATAGTTCAAAATCCATTGTTGCTTTGTTCCATTTCATCGCTGCGCCGCGTAGGCGTCCACCTAACGGAGCCTGTTCTCCGGGTGGAGCGCAGCGGAATCCCGGAGGAACGGCATTGTTAGGTGTAATTTCGTTCATTTTGCTATGTGGTGGAATTGCCTTCGGAATGGAAATTCCAAGATCCGGATTCGATGCCGGTGATTACGCATTGAAAAGTATCGAGATGGGGCACCCCAAAAGAATCAACGTAGGTGGCTCGTCCGTACACGAAGTAGGGGAGGTGAAGATCCTCTTCTTTGGGTGCATTGAGCG